TTATCTGAAGTCTGGAACAAGTGCATAGTTGAGAGCTCCATTGAGATACGCTTTTGGTTAGCGAGTTCATTGATACGCATTTGAACTGGGAACAATAATTCTACAGGACCGATACCAAGCCAACGACCAGGAGTTTTATACAAATGACATTCATCGAAAGGATAATCTTTCTTCCATTCTGATCTAAAGAGGATCACTCCGTTCTCGCCATTGTAAGCACCAGACTGAGGATCAGTTGATACAGACATAGGTTCTGCAACGATAAACAAAGCTTTAACAAGCTTCATGCTAGTGCCTCCGTTTAACATCCATTCTTCTACTTCACCAAAGCGTTCATATACTTCGATGTAAGGAGTTGATCGGATCATGTTAATCTGCCCGTTCTCTTCATAAGACATACCAGCGTTACTAGTATTCATCTGACGTTCTTTCCATTCAAGAATCTTATTGATTTCTTCTTCACTCCAACCGTCTTTAACCTTTTTCTTTAGCTGTGATGTTGTAAATAGATACTTTGTAGTAACAAAGCGTGAATCCTGTAGACAATCTACTGTAGGATCAAGGAAGAACCGTCTTAGATCTACGATTTCTGATCCGTTATTAGTTTTCTTAATAACTACACTACCGAAATCACTGGCTCTGTCAGCCATATCATTGAACTTCTGTGCAAAGTCATTCTTTTTCAAGTAGTAATCCAACTCTTTTTGAGCCAAAAGCATCTTATAAGGAGTTGATGGGCCTGAATTAGAGAGCAATTTAATGTCCTTTGTATCTACGTTTAAGAATTTAGCCCACACATCGCGTGTAGGTCTTGAGATATTGTTGAAAATCTTAGGTTTCCCTTGATAAAAGGTCTTATCTTCGTATTCGCCGTTGATATAAAGATGACAACGCTTGATAGTATTGTACTGATTGAACGTATAACCTGGAACAACTTCGATTGAGTTATACAAGAAGTCGTCTATCTCGCCACGGATTATAGAGAAGATGTTTTTTTCCATTAGTATTTAACTTATTGTGATTCCACAATTCTTACAGGTAATTATTCCTCCGTTATCTACAAGGTTAGTGTGGAAACATTCTGAACTTCCTCCCTGACATGCGATACAAACACCATATTGATTATAAACAGGATCTTCAGTTTTCTTTACAGGAGCTTTCTTAACAGTTGTTTTTTTAGTTTCTGTTTTCATATTAACTCATAGTACCCCGATTCATTCTGTTGCGCAATACTCTATCATTTAATTCTGTATCAGGACGGCGTATTTGAGTCACTGCCCAGTATCTCATCATGTCTGCAGCGTGTGATGACCAGTCGTGAAGTGGTGCATTCTTAAAATCACCGAGTTTATCGTTCCATTCTTTTTGATAGTTGGATAATGCTTCGATAAGTCTCTCACATTTAGTAACGTCAATGTACAAAGTATTAAATCTTGAACGGACAGCGTTAATACCATCATCTATAGATAGCTTAGGGGCTACTTGGAAATGTATACCCAATTCTTTAGCCATCTCTACACGAGATTTACCAGATGATAGCTCACGTACTTCAATATCGTGAGGTGCGTAGTGTTGTTCATAAACATATCCCTTGTCTCTTAGAACACCGATATAATGGGCTAATCCTTCACCAGAAGCTTCGTAATAGTCGATTATTCTCCATTCATTACCTAATACCTGGAAGAACCCAATAGAAGTACTGTCACCGACTCCCAAGTCCCACCAAGTGTAAACAGGTAGCATTTGTTCATAAGGCACGTTCTTAATACGACCTTCTTTATAAGCCTGTTGTATTTGAGTCTTGTAGTAAGAACCTTTGATACCGAAACCTGCCCATGATCCTTCTAGCCACGCTTCACGCAACTCATCGTCAGTAATACTTTCAAGTTGTTTAATGTATCCTGGGTCGTTCTGCATCAATACTTGGTTGTCTTGTAAACGAGAAGGAATGAATATACGAGATAATCCTGTTCTTTCATCAGTTGAAATAACCATGTCTGTAGGTCTGTCTGGAATATTCCATCGTTTCTTCACCCATTTACGTCCTGGTCCATCAGGATTAGTAGTTGCGAATATCTGTGGCTTTATTCCTACTACTGTTGATCGACACGAAGCTCTAAGCTTTTCATAGTCCGATTCGTTAGGAATGTGAGTAAGCTCTTCTATCAATATCTTTTGGTATTCGTGACCTTGGTATTTAGAATAAGCATTATCGTCTTTCAAGTGACCTGTACGAATACGAGCACCACTTGGAAAGTTAAATGTATTGCCAACAAATACACCTCCTGCTGGAGCGAACATTGCTTTTGCTCTATCAATCCAGTCTTCTAGGTCTGTAGCGTTACGACGAATAACAAGGGCTCTATACTTTGCATTGTCTTTATCATAAAGTAACCATGCTTGTCCTGCATCTGTCTTACCTCCTCCACGACTTCCCCCAAAAAGTACTTCATCCTCGATACGAGCCAAAGCTATCTCTTGTTTACTCTGTGGCTGCCAGTGTATTTTCTGTGATGTCTGTTGCTGTTGCATTCTTAGCTGGAAGTATTATCACTCCCATGTTAATTGATTCTCCGTCTGCTCCTGTTACTTCACTACGTTTTGAGAAGTTCTTTTTACCTAGTGTTTCTAGTACGAAAGTGTTTGCTTGTAGGTTTACTTTCTCATCTTCACTATCCTGAAGGACTTCAATATTCATTTCAGCCTTACGAATCATGCGTTCGTGCTTATAGGCTAACAACTTGTCTTGAAAACTCTCATAGTTCTTCCATTTCCAATAATCCCATGTTCCCTTTGGAATATCTAGCTTTTGTTGCATAACTTCCTCTGTTGCACCCTCAAGTACCAAGTCTCTAATTTTCAATAAAAACTGATCGTCCTGTAATTGTGAAGGTCTTCCTACATCGTTTGCCATAATAATCAAATTATACCATAACTTTCTGATAATGTTCTTCTACCATACTATCAAGCGCAGTTTTAATACGTTGATGTGAGCAGATGCCTCTTTCTTTTAGTTGTAGAAAGAACACTATGTCTTTGATTGGAAATAGATTAGTTAGTTCTAGGTCTTTATTTGATTTCCTTACCTTATCAAAGCGGGGTTTTATTTCATTTACTATAAATGTAGCTATTTTGTTTGGTTCCATGTTATTAGATTTCTAAACAGTCCCATATGCTCTTAGGAAGTCTTTCAAAGATATATGCCATGTTGTCGTTTAATGTGAATACACTGAATAACTTAGCGTAAAAGCTGTAGGGTTTTTGTCTTATCTGTTCTGCTGTTAATTTGAACTGACACCCTGGTTTGAATGATAGTTGTGGTCCGTGCTGTAGTTCCAGTCCTATCAGTGTTTCATGTATGGGAAGGTTAGGATGATGAGGCGAGCCGTCAAGATTGCACTGCACTGTGTCTCCAAAGTAATTTGTCTTGTGTACATCTTCTAGGAACTTGGGAGCGTGTGGAAACGGATTACCCTGACAGAATACATATTCTCCTTCTAAAGTGCTGTAATTGTTAAGGATAAACAGTAAGTAAGAGCTTGCTTCCCTTCCGATATTGGGCAAATGGGTGTCCTTAGTTATTACTGTCTTTTCGAGATTGTCTGCCCATGAAACGTCCTCGTGATATTGTGCTATTACGAAATGCATTTTAGAAACTTCTGCCATTGTTTTATATTGTTACTATACATTTTAAAGTACTCTCCGTTGTCGTAGTCCTCGTTCATTGATACTCCTTTGGCTTCCTTGATAAGGTTTACGAAAGGATTTGAGGCTCTGTTGTGGTTTATTGTTGCGTAACCAGATACCATTGACCATTTGTTATCGTCTATAGCTTCTTTTACTTTGAATCCACTCCAGATGTCCGCAAAGCGGTTTATATCGCCGTACATAGGAGCTTGATAGTAATACGGCAGTACTTTTGCTTTAAACATTACATTCATCACGCATACAGGTATTTTTATTCCTTTTGGAATTGGTTGCTTTATGTGTCTTGGAGTAGGAGTTCCCAATACAAGTTGAGTACTTGCGTCAAAGTCATAGACTCCATTCCATAATCCATGTGAAAATACCACCTCAGCTTCTTGTCTAGCCCAATAAGGAAATCCACGCATGTATATATCTTCTACAGTGTTCATATAAGATATAGGTTTTCTGGTATTAAGGACTGCGAGGTGATCTCCAATCGTATCTCCTTCTGGTAAAACGTCATCATCAAGGGAAAGTATAAAATCTGCTTTATTCTTATATGCAAGAGCAAACCCTAAGTTTCTTACACCGTCATTCTTGTTGTAAATAAGGTTTGAGTATTTACCCATTACATCTTCAACAGAGTATTTTATCGCTTTGTTTTCAACGTAAGGCGTTTCTCCGTCATGCACGATATACAAATCTACGTCATGCTTTTCAAACTGTTCTTTCCATGCTTTTAGGAAGATTTTAAGTTGTTCTGGGCGAATTGTGGGTACGGTTACTGCTATTTTCATAATTTTATTCCTGTCCACCACTGATGAGTATGGACAGAGTAAAACTACTTCTTCTTAGTTTCTATTAGAGTTCCTTCAAGCATTTCACGTTCCTCTTCTGTAAGATTTGGTGTAAATGTTGAAATATAAGGCTCTACTTCAATTTCTAGGTTATTGTACTTCTCATAGATTTCACGTTGTGCTTTCATGAGAGCTTTCTGACCTTCTTTAGAATACTTGTATTCTCCTTTTTCGTCTTTGAGCAATGCTTTAGTTGTTTCATCTTCTAAAGCATGGTCTACGGTTGAATCAGTTAGTTCTTCTTTAAGAACTTTAAGTGTCGGTGCGTAGTTTTTCTCGAAGAATTTGTTATATGCATAACCAAACTTGGAATCTTTAAGTTCTGGTTGTTTTGCATACATTACTCCTACCAAATTATCAATTTCTTGAATCTGTTTAAATGTTTTTTTCATAATTGTTTCCTTAATCCAGACATCGCCTTATGAGTAATGGCTGGGTAAAAGACATAAGACTGTTAATAGTACACTTAATTATATAAATAAAGAGCCCTTATGTAAAGGGACTCTTTTGTGCATTAAGCTGCATGCTTCCTGAATTGATTCAGATGAAGTTTCATAAATGCTTTGATCTTCTTGAAGTTTTTAGATGGGCTTGGATATGACCGACCTACCTTTGAGTTTGTGTTGTGGTTCATGAGAATGAGGTTTGTAAACAGTTTAACACATTCTTATTGATTATCGCTGGTAATACATTCTTCTGAACAATAGTCTACTCCTTCAATGTCATGCGTTTCTCCTTTGTATAAAGTGTTACCACAAGGGCATTTGTTTTTATTATCTCTTTTTTCCGCCTCCCGTATCACTTCTCCTGCTTTTTCTGCAAGACCTATTACTTTATCTACGTCCATCTTTTGACCTGGTTTTAGTAACTCCTCCTTAGGTGATGCTGATAACTTCTCTATCTCGCCCTTGATACGGGTCATTGCCTTGTTCCACATAGGGTGGCTATGTCCGTTACGGTGTTTTTCTGCACTTATATACATTTCTTGGAATGCCTCTTCTCTTGCCTGGTCATAGGTGGTGGAGAGCAATTCGTCTACTTGCATTAATGCCAACATATTTTCTAATCCATATACAGGATCTTTTATGTTTAATAGAGTTTTTACACGAAGATCTTTTGCTTTTTCCAATGTCTGTTGTTTGTGAGTCATGTTAGTCATATTTTCTTATAAATGAATACCAGTAATGCTATGCATCCTATCGCTACAAACAGTTCTCCTTTTGGATTTTCAGATTCAAGGATGTATTTTACCAGCATCAGCGGTGCGAATATCCACAACATGAAGTCCTTCAGGAGCATCATCAGTTTTAATTCCTTACTCATCGCCAAACACTCTTGTTACCGCTTCCTTTAATGCTCTCATTTTTGAGTCATAGTTATTGTAATCTGAAGTTGCAATCATATCTTCTATCTCTTCCAAACATCTCTGCTTCAATAGCTCTTCACGGGAGGTTAGGAGGTTATCAATATGTTCTAGCATTTCAGCTTGAGATTTCTTCATCTCATCTTCGTAGACAGAAGCATGACATCTACTAATAAGTCTTCTAACTTCTACTCTCCAATTTTTATTTGAATCTTCCCAATTCTGAGAGGGGGTGGCAAAGTCTTTCTTACACTGATTACACATCATGCCTTCATGTTCTCTACAAACGTCTAGCGTACACTTCTCTTCCTGAGAGGGGGATTGTGGGGTGTTATTCATTTTGATACTCGTTGCTTAGAGGTATTTCTTTTAATTCCTTTACGAACTTTCGACAAACTCTATTCAATTCAAGGCTTATCATTCCTGTATTGGTAGTACTGAGTACAAAATTTTGCAATCTCGCTATCATGTCGGAATCACTTATCCCTTTTTTTATTTCTATCCGTTTTATTTTCATACTATCTACTCTAATTGATTATCTGAACTTCCTTCTTTTAATATTTTCTGTGCAGCGTCTTCAAGTGAGGTAAAGTATACTGATCCGCCGTCAGTGCCTTCATAGAACTTGATTGCATCTCTGATTCTTTGCGTGGTAACGATATAATGGGCAGCGAGCTTGTCTTTTACGGATGCAAATTCCTGAAGTATCCCAAAAATACAGCCTTCTAAAGATTTCTCCATGTCGATTTCATTTTTTGAATGTTCATTTTCCATAACTTCTACTCTAATTAAGTGACTGGCTGGTAATGGGTAGTCCTGGCATTGGCAACCAATACACTACTGGACCTCCTACTTTCTTGCGTGGGTTACTTTCTAACCAATATTTATCGAAAGATTCTTGCATTTTGGTTTGACCGTATTCATTCAGACTATAAAACTCCATAACGTAATCAAGATATTTACTTCTTTTAGAGAGCTTCCTTAGACAAAGATAGTGCCCC